TTGCTTGGTTGTCTGTTCGCATAGTCGGGAGCGGGCGTTGGTGCCGCTTGCGCATCCTGTGGAGGCATATTCGCATCGGTAACAGGCGCAGTTTCCCCGAATGGAACTTTCTCATCAGTCACTTGGGCTTTTGAAAATTGTTCCATCGACGTTAGGGGATCTGGAGAATCCTGAACCGAAGACGACATTTGTTGAAACTCACCACTCATTATCCGCCTATGCTTTCTCTAAATGCTTTTCGTTCCGCCGGAGTCATCTTTCTGATCTCGTCATCAGTCGGCATCTTGTTCGTTGGAGCCGCGCCCTTTGGTTGCTGTTTCATACTCATCGTCTTCATCTTCGCATCTAAGACTTCTTTAAAATTCATTTGGTATTGATCAATAAGTTTACCTAAATATTTAGGGCTTTTTGGATCAGACAATTCTTGAGCAGTAGCTCCGTTCTTTCGTTGTTCAGTCCATTCATTATAAAAATTTTGGGTGAAGGCGTTCAAACGATTCTGGCCTTCAGGATTTGGCCCAAGAGTAGGATCCCCAAGAAGTTTTTTAGAAGCTTCTTTCATGACCAAATTCTGAGCCGCCGATTCCTTCATTCCATTTGGAGATTTGCGATCGGCCAGTACCTTAGTAAGCCATTGAGCGGTCTTTCCATCAATACCGTGACCTACCTTCTCGATGATTTGATCCGGGCTAAAAATAGTTGAATCTTGTTTGTTGATCTCTTTATAAATATCGTTTGAAACAGAGGGATCGTTTCTAGCCGCATTCGTTGCGGTCTTATGGATCATGTTAAGAACATTTTCTTTTTGGAGTGTGGTCAGCATCTTATCATTAATGACGGTCCTAGTATCCAATCCGTCACCGTAAAGCTTCTTCATGTACTCGCCCATTTGTTTGTCTTGGGCGTCTTTTAATGCTTCTTTACCGCGAGCGCGATCATAGTCACTTTGCACTCGGTCTGCGCGCATTGTGGTATCTGCGAACCGGATCATTGATTCTTTTTGCTTCGGGTCCAAATACGAATCAAATTCGCCGCTAAGGATTCGCATCTTCCCGTCATGTGGGTTAGCGTCGATGTATCCTTGGGCCGCTGCTTCCGCAGTTTCCGTCATTGATTTTCTTTTTAGAACTTCACCTTGCTCAAAAGATAAACCGTTTCCTGCCTTTACGTTTTGATCGATCCGTTCGTTGATGAGGGAAAGACCGGTCTTCCAAGTAGTCGGTGATGACCGTGCATCATTGGCTACGTTGTTTGTGAGGATAGTGTAGTTCGTTAATTCTTTTTCGCCCGCAATTTGAGACTCAATGTGAGTACCCAAACCGGCATAGTCTTGAATGATCTGATTTGAGTGTTGCTCGACATAATCTTTAGCGGCGGGGTTATTTGCATACTTATCTTTTAATTGGCTTAAATGATTATGGAGATCCGTGACGTAACTCTCCGGAACATCGCCTGTCTTCTTTAATTCTTGAGTATAGTTTGTCCAATCCACCCGAAGCTGAGAAATGTCTTTTGCGGCGTCACTAATCTGTTCGTGATCCTGATATTTTTGAACAGCGTTGCCAACATCATTTAGCCCCTTGGCAAAAGTCTCAAGCCCCGACTGATCGGGGGCTAAGAGTTTGCGCCCTTCGATATTTCCGCCAGCTTGGGTTTCCGCATTGTAGATTGGTATCTTTGCCATTATTTCACCTTGCCCGCGACATTAGATGCCCCGGAAAGAAGATCGCCGCTTGCTTTCCAATAACTATTTGAAGCTGCCGATTGTCCCTCGAAGGTATCTCCTGCCGCTTGGTTTTGGTATCCCAAAGCCCGTACTTGGGCGTTGTACCCTACGTTTGCTTCGTCTAATTTCATTTGGGACGCGCTAGACATGAGTGTGTCCAAAGCCGAACCTGAATCGGATTCGAGCCCGCTTGCGCCCATTTCAGATTTCATCGAGCCTAAGCGTTGGCGGTTTTGACGATCAGCCGCGTCTCTTGCGGCGATCCCTTGTTGTCTTGCTAATTCTGCATTTTGGTTGGAGGTTGCCGCGTTGAAGTCAGCCGCCGCTTGTGCGGACTGTCCTTGTTTAACGGCTGCGTATGCTGACGTAGCTGCCGCGACCACGGCAATGATGATAGGTACGGCTTGAGCCATTTAAATATCCTCCTTAATCCAAGAATAGAGTGAGGCATCCCGCCCCTGATGATTGAAGGCAACCATGCGCTCACATTCTAATTTGAAACCTAGTAATTCTAACCAGCGGTGCCCTTGCTCAAAATCACAATCGGCAGTCGCTTCAATCCGTCTTGCCGGGAAAACTTCTAAAAATCGTTTCACAGCATTATGGAGGGCCAAGAAATACTTTCTACAATTATCGCCGATAATCGCCCAAGCCTCAACCCGGTGGGGCCATTTTTCAACAACCCCTCCTACACCAATCGCTCGGCCATAAACGTCGATTGCGGCGTAGGAATGTTCGTAAGCCGCCAAAGCTTTGATATGGGCATCAGTCACGCACGCGCGAACCGAAGTCTGACTTGCGATGACTTCTTTCATGTGATCTTCTGTCATCTTCACAATTTGAATCATCCTTGGTCCTGCACTTCCATCATTGGCATTACGGCCAAAAGAGTGAGGGGCAAGGGCTGATTCTGTCTGATGCAAATTTGGTTTTCGGTGTCGTAAGTCGCTTCGATCCGATTCTTAATGATCCCTGTGAATAGGGCCGGTGCATGAGTCATTAGGTCAGTGGTCGTTCTAAACGGGATAATATCGAGCTTGTCAAAGCTCATTCCCATTTGGATGCCGAGTGATCTTTGAAGCATCAAACCCACTTCATGAATACGGCGGAACTTTCCAACCGCAGTCCCGTTGGCGGCTCCCGCATCTATTCTGAGGAGTTTAATATCTGAGTTGTAACCATAGCCTACTTGAACTGTGGCTGCTTTGAAGGCTAACGTGATTGCGCCCCCTGTGACCACTTGATCGGGTTGCACGGCCCCATCTCCAAGAACTGACACTGTTTCGCCCTCTAACCAAGTTAATCCCGTGATTGTAGATACGCGCTTTCTTACTGTGCCGCTTGGGAAAACAAAATTATTAAAATTTGTAGAATCAATAGGGTTCCCGCTTAGATCATTAATTTCAAAAGAGTTCGTAAAGACGTTACTAATCTTATAAACATTTCCGTTTACTTCCGTCATCCCACTAACGTCTCTGATCACTACTTCATCTCCGTTTGAAAACCCGTGCGCCGCTGCCGTTACCGTGGTCGCTATTCCTTTAGTGATTGTGGTGATCGTTTTAGGTGCATCATAACTTGATCCACAATCCACAAAGTACGCGTCTTGTTGTTTGTCAAATGATTCAAAAATCTTTGTTAAATATTCAACGTACCGAACTGTTTGACCGTTGATGTATCGTTTTACAATTAACCAAAGGTCATCCACTGTGCCATCTTGATTAGGGATTACGGCCACACTTTCGACAACCGGTATTCCTTTATCGTTGTCGCCGAAGCCGCCTAGTTCATGACGATGCCATCCTGCTTTTAAATTATCTAAATCGCGATCAAACGTCATTCCAAGAAGTGCGCCGTCAGAACGAGCGTTCCAAACGATCGGTTGCGGTGTCTTTTGAAGTGTCGGATGAGTAACGATCCCTTCGCCCGTGATGTGCTCGGCAAGCAGGGTCACGTCTGTAGAGCGGAATCCATCAATGTTGTAGAAGTAAGAAAGCTCTCTTAATTTTTTAGTTCCCGCTTGAACGTAGATTGAAGACTTACCAACGAGTACCGCATTTTTGTTTGAACTACCAAAGGCTGAAACTTTTTTAGCTGATACGTTTGTGGGAGTGATGGCTTCTGAAAGGGTTGAAGGTCGTACAACCCATTCACCCGATGTAGTACCGATCGGAAGACCGCGTTCATCGGAAGTCATCCACTGAATTTGGTTTACTTCGTTGCTTGAGAGAGTGGCAGCCACGGCCCTATTAGCCGGAATATTTCCATCTTGATCAGAAGGTGCAAAGTTTTCATAATCACCCGAATTACTCATATCGATCCGTTGCGGGGTGCCGCTCGCCCCCGACATGCAAAGACGATCTTCATGAAATACCGCCCGTGTAGGATAGCCGGTTGTTGCTGACCAAGTTCCCAAACGGAATGGGAGCCCGGTTAATTGGGTAATTCCTTCTTTGGAACGAACCCGTGCGGTGACAGTATATTCATTGATGTAAGTGATGATAGAAACCCAAACCCAATTATATCCGGATGGATTAGCTGTCGTCGCTGTGACGTTATCGCGAAATCTAATTGGTCTGCCAATATCGCCCGCTGCAAAAGTAGAGATGCGAACTTGGCCCCCTGACGTATACGGGTTAACGAATACGGATCCCTGAAGATCAAACTGCGTGTCCGAAATTTTTGTGATAATCCAAGATCCGTTAGCTTCTACGGTTCCCGCTACGCTCGTTATGACAACCCGATTCCCTGTTACGAAAAAATGATTTGCGGTCGTTGTAATTCGGATCAAACCTGAACCGTTATTTACTGCGCCCGAAATACTTTGAGAATCTACGGTTACCGTTATGTCACCGGAGCCCGCACTTAGAATAAGTTGGTTGTTTTGAGAGCCTACATCAAACCCAACAAATTTATTTACTGATCCGCCGGAAACGTAAGTTCCCGCTCCAATGGTACCCGGAAAATAAAACAAGTTGGCGTTCGCTACTGTGATGGTAATTAAGTAACCGTTTGCTGCGGTAGAACCCTGCACGTCTCTAATCATCACCCGATCGCCGGTTGAAAACCCGTGGGCGGTACAGGTTATTTGAATATTACCAGCAGGGGTCGGAGCCCCTGTTCCATCGACTACGCCTGTGATTGCTTTAGATGCAGTCAAATAAGTTCTAGTTGTATCTGAACTGGTAACTGTCGCAAAAGTGATATTCCCATAAGGGCCGTCTTGAATGTCTATTTGGGATAAAATCCAATTGGTATTTCCGAAACGTAGTAATTTCTGGGGTGGATAGTTTCCGTGAACTAAATAAAGAACGTCATCACTTTGGGTGAATGAAATGTCGCCCACATCGGCAATCGCGTAAGGAGAAGCAATCTCATAAGGAGAACCACTTAATTGAATTTGCCCATGATTCGCATAAAAGCGAATATAGAAATCCCCGAACTCAAGCATATACGCCTGAGTGCTTGAAAAGATAAACGGAATCAACCGCGCTTTATCTGAAGGAGTTTTTGTGGCAGCAACAAACTTAGTTCCGGGGCGTCTTGTAAGACCTCCCTGCAAAGTAACAGTCTGGTTTAAACAAGTATCAAGGCCCATTTTATATCGGTCGGCATCAGTACGCCCAAAAAGTAGGCTACTGATTTCTCCCCCCGTAAAATTACCTTGTATCGTCGCGACTTTAGGCACCGTTTATCTCCTCACCGAAAGGTAGGTATCCATAGCGGCTTCTACCGGAATATTTTCCAAAGCATTTGCAATCCGAGCCCCATCAACTGCGGCTTTGTAGGCGGCATCAACTGCTTGAAGTTTCGCATTTGACTGAGTAAGTTGTTCACACACATCCCGCGCGATCCGCGCTGAAAGGGCTTCACGAAAAGCTGAATCCATGACGTTCGGGTCTGTGACCAAGGCTGTGTACCGAATGGTCAAAGGTCCATCTTCATTAGAAACAATGGTACGACCCTCGATCTGCCAATCAGTATCGTTATAATTGTTTTCGGGGTATGAGGGGAGAAGCTTCACAAAGTCTGATGGAAGCTGATACGCGTTCGAGCGCCCGCCGACCGGAGGGGTAGCGAGCGCCGCGATAACCGCATTTTTAGTGGCGAAATTCCAATTGCGAATCCGAAGTTCAGCCTCAAGACAGGGCTCGTAGGCAAGATTAACCGCCCTCGCATCCCTCGAATTTTCAGTCAGGGAAACAATTTGCGAAGCTCCGATTAGCTGTAAAGCTCTATTACAAATCTCTACTGAACTCGCCATTACTCCCCCTATTTACCTATTTGATAGGCATTACATTTTCTTTGTGACCTTCAATCGCTGTAACAATCGCCCCATACGCATCGATCAAAAACGCATAAGCTGCATTATGTTTTAGAACAACAACGTCTTCCGGAGATAAATCAATTTCACCTTTACCAACACTGATCTTTTGAGCTAATTGATACCGTTTAAATTTAATTTCTGGGGTCAGTTTTTCTTCTTGGCGTTCAAAAAGAGCCGCTTTTAAAAGAACATCGTGGAGTGTTGCGACGCCGCTATTATCGTCTTTATTGAATGGTTTACCGTTGATTTGAAACAATGCTGTGTCTAAATTTACTTTCATTCTTTTCTCCTTGGATTGTTGGTTTTCCCCAAAAAATTACCAAACACTCCTTAACAATGCAAAGCCTAAACTTATCTCGCCGTCGCCATTTGTACCAACAATGATGAATAATCTATGTTCATGACCCTCGCCGTTGTGCCAACCGTTTTCATGATGTTCGTAATGGTGTTAATTGGCGCGCCGACAGGGATATTTGTGGTGTGAGTGGCGACCGTTGTCCCGTCAATGGAAAATGTAACCGAGCTTGCCGATGAATTTACCGTAATCGTGAGTCTGTACCATGTGTTGATGGCTACCGTCGTACCCGTATTGGTTGTTGTAGATACGGAAGTTGAGGTTGTTGTGCAAACCCATGCTCCTCCGTTTACGTTATCGACATACGAAAATCCTGCGTAGTTAGTTCCCAATAGTAGACCAAAAGAGTTATTGAATCCCGCCGTTAGTCCAAATCTATCCACCCCTGTCGATAAGACGGGGATAGAAATATCAACTTCATAGGTAAAACCAACCCCGTTTCCAAGGGCTATCGTACTCGCAGATTGACCAAAGCCCGAGCGTCCCGCTGCCGTCGTACCTGTTCCATACTGAGCGATACCCGGCCTCCAGCCCAAAGCTGCGCTTGTCGATGTTTGCCCTGCGGAAGCCCCCGTCCCCGCAACTGATGTAGTCCAAACCTGAGCAACTGTTCCGCCACAATAATCGTCGGTGATTCTTGTCGAAGAATTGGGAGACGCACTTCCCCCGTTAGCTAATGGTAGTACTCCTGTCACATCCGCGCTTGCTAAGTCCACCGCCGAGTATGCCCATGCGCCCGCTGTAACGTGGGCAATTCCCGTAGCCGCAGAAGAATTTGAATTTGTTCCTCCGTTTGCAGCCGGTAGAAGTCCTGAAATATCTGTGGACGCAACTATCGACGATACCGAAGAAAGAAGGGAACCGTTTGATTTTACAAAACCACTTGCCGGGACTAGCCCGAAGGTGCCGTTTGCGTCGGGATATACTTGCGCTCGGCTTGCACTTAATCCGGTCGTATCCAATGACAAGCTTTTCCCGCCGCTATTTAATATGTTAAACCGACCCGAGTTATCAGAATAAAGCTTAAGCCCCGAACCCGGAGTAGCGGGGGTACTAGACTGAAGCGCAAAACTAATATTACCAGCTCCTGCGGTGCCTGTTATGGCGTGCCCTTTAGAAGTTAATAATCCGGTCGCACTATCGTAGTTAAATGCCGTGTCTTCAACGATCGTAGTTCCGTTAGCGAATAAAACCGATTTGTTTGTGAAAGAGGGGAGCGAGAATTTGCCGTTAAAAGTAGTCCAATCAGTAGCGGTCAATGCTCCCGTTACCGAACTGCTTGCTGTATTAATTCCAATAGCTCCTGTGCCAGAGTTATAAGTAATCGGAGAAGTTCCAATTAATGCACTCCTTGCTCTCGCGTTTGTAAAATATAAGTTTCCGTTTTCAGGTACAACACTTGTATCTAAAGTCTGAAATGATTTGTCGCCTCTGTAGTACTGCGCAGTAGTTCCCGCCGTAATTAACGGTTGAAGACCTGAAATAGTAGTGTTGATCGTATTAAATTGAGTTTGTATCGCGGAGGTAACTCCGGAAACAAAAGCTAGTTCTGCCGAAGTAACCGAAGACGCAACCGGGATCCCGCTTGCATCAGATTGAAGCGCCCTGCTTGCCATAATAGCAGACGCATCTACCATTACACCCGAGCCATCATTTATAACAATTCTGTTTGCGGTTCCGGACGCTATTTTTGAGCGAGCTATGGCCGCCGAAGCCGATATATCGGCATTTAAAATATTTCCTGTTAAATTTAGTTTAGAATACGCAATGGCCGCTGCCGCATTTACCATTGAGTTTACGATTCCGCCTGTAGCGATCGAAAAGGAATTTCCGGTTAAAGTTAATCCTGAACCAGCTAAATATATTTTGCCCACGTCAGTAAATGCTACGGGGTCCGTACCAATAACGGGGTTCGCGGTTGTTTGCGTCCACGCGCTTCCTGCCTGAGTACCCGATATAATACCTATCGTAGCTGCGGTTAATTTACCTGAAGTATTGGCGTCCGTTCTTCTAGTCGCCGGAGTCGCGGGGCCATTCCAAGTATAAATTCCGTTTTCAGAAGTAGTAGTTTGATTCTTTGCTACAAAAGAATCTGTGCCCGCTGTTACAAAAGTATAACCATCCAACGACGCGCCCGGAGCAGAAATATTTATATTCGCTAAAGAAGCCGCGTTCGCGGCGGGTGACTTCCATGCTTGTCCTGAAACAAAAGTAGCTAATTGGCCGATCGTAGCCGCATCATTATTCCCTGTTTGTGATGAAGGATTTAATGTGAGCGTTCCTGTCATCGTACCACCAGAAATAGGTACGAAACTTCCTGCACCGCCCGATGGATTAATAATGTTCATGATCTCGATCCTCCACTATTCCAATGTTGAAACCAAAAGGTAAAAAATAATCGTGCCCTGAGTGGCCGTATTTAGATTACCCACGGTTGAAATTGCTTTAGCCCTAATACTTGTGCTTGATGAAAAACTTTCTACTCCCATTACCGCAGTAGGCTGCGGAGAACTTGCCCCCGTAAAAACACTCGTCGCGGGTTGATATTTTACAAAATTACCCGATGTTCCGACCGATATTGTATATGAAGCAATTAACCCCCCGGAAAAAGGTGAAAATAAAAATGTTTGAACTGCGTGAATCACAGAGGCCGCCGGAAGTGAATAGATTTCAGTGTCTTTGATAAGTGCTGCGGCAGAAAAGTCGCTATACTGTTTTGTAATCTTAACCCATCTTGGACACGTTTTTACTGATGCTTTTAATGCTTCTATTGAAACGCTGCTCATTACACCACCATCCAATTGCTTGGCCCTGCGCCGGAATTATTATCAAAACATCTGTATGAGAATGACTGCCCATCCACATTATTTACATGGGTCTGTCCGGTTCCTGATGTGGAGATGATCTTCCCGCCCGCTCCCGCATCAACCGTAATGTTAGAACTACTCGCGATACTGCCGCCGTCTGAGATTTCCATGATCTGACCGACTATTGCGATTGGCGGTAACGACACCGTTGAAGCCCCCGTGCTTCCATTAAATACGATCGCATAGTCTTCAACCGTTAATACAATAGTTGATCCGTAAGTGTGAACGGCTAGTTTGTTCACTAATCCAGTATTGATGTTTGTGTACCCAGCGCCCGCATTTACCGTTAAGTAATTTACTCCTGAACCCGAAATAGTCAGCCCCACCGCTGCATTTAGGGTGATGAACTGAGATGGATCATCAATTTGGATGAACGTAACCCCATTGCTTAATCCACAGTCGCCAAGCATGACCTGTCGGCTTCCGTTACCCGCAATGAATGATCTAAACCCGCCATTGCTTTCTATGACGAATGAACCGTTCACGCTGCTACGAATAACCGCACCGTCATCATCCCAGACGGTTTTGGTGTTTTGGAATTTACCGCTTAGATCGCCGACAGCATAGTAGTCGGCGCTTGGATCTAATTGTAGTGATAGATCACCATTTGTATTCTGAACTCTAAACCTAACACCAGCGGTACTAAGAATGGTACCTGTGCCATCATCCCATTCGGTTTTAGTACGGCTATTTGCATTACTTATGTCACCGATACCATAATAATTATTAACCGGGTTTAAACTTAGATAAGCACTTCCGTTTACCGCTTGGTAAATAAACTGGTTATTCGCTTGCGCCTTAATTGTTTGATTAGCGATGTCTATTGCAAAAAATGATGAATTTACGAATCCTTCAAAATCGCCTAATTTTACATAAACGCCATTTTGGGATTCGATCATCCCTTGATTGCTGCTACTATTGACTCGAAAGAAATTATCCGTCTGTATTCGCGCGTATGATGCCGAAAGCGCGAGGCTGTTCCCATCGAATTGCAAAAATGATTGATTTTTATCAAACTGAAATCCCGCTGCGTAACTAGAATTATCGGTGGAAACTAATTTAACTTCCTCTGGAGTTACCGAAATAAATCCTAACGCATTAGTTACCGTATTATGTGCGTGACTCATTAAACCAAATTTTGACGAACCGAAAACGGAACTCATGTTCCCCGAAAAATTAATCGCACTTACTGGATTACCTAGCGCATCTAACCCGGTTGAGGATTCTCCAATGCCTTGTAAATTGATCAGCGCTGTTCCTGTATTCACGGAAGAACCCATAAAGGTTCCGGACACTCCGCCGCCTGTTAAAGCAATTTTGTCGCCGTTATTCAAAACATAAGATCCACCAGAAATTACGGAAATGGTGTTACTCGGATTCGCCGCATTCCAATTTCCGGCAAGAGTATTTATATCCGAAACTCCGTCACCCGATATTTGTATCGGCGTAACTAACGGCCCAATATTATCCGCCTGTAAAACGGCGTTAAAATTATCATCGGAACCTTGGGCGTATGTGTTTGCTGAAATATCTGTTTGGTAAACTGCCCCATCTATCCGAGACGCCTGTGCATCTTGAGATAGATTACCGCCCGGATTAGAGTACAAAAATAAATTGGCGGTAGCACCACTGATGCTACCCCCAATCACCATGCTTCCTGAACTCGAATCACCCGGTGGATTAATAATATTCAATTAAAAATCCTCCTATTAGGTGTAGTAGGACACGTTAAGTTTTGCACTCGCGGCGACTTCAATCGCTTTAAAGTTTTTAATCTCTCCGTTATAAACGAACGTAGAATCTTTTTTGAGCAACATACCAACGGTTGCGGTAGGAGTTGTAACTCCGTCGTCAGTCCATCGAATATCTTGCCCCTCAACCACAATGACCGCTGTTTCGGTATTTGAAGGAATTGCCGAAAACCCCACTGCCGCAGTCAAGTTAGTGACCTGTTCGTAAGGACCTGCGGAAAGAAGGACCGCGTCTAACTGACGCTGTCCCTGTGATCTTTCCCTAGTCATTATGAACCTAGCCAATCATGGGTAAGAATCCAGTTTTCAAACATTTCTAGCGCCATCAAAGCTTCTTCTTTTTTGATGAAGCGAGTTGCGCCCGGAGCGTTTCCGTCCGTAATAGCTGCGCCCAAATCGATCGTAAGTTCAACCACATTAGAAACGGTAGCGATACCAGCTTCTTCAATGACTTGAAACTCCGTTTGGCCGGGCGATAATTTATATCTTCGTGTAGCCATTTAAGCTCCTTTTAAAAGTTAAGGGGAGGGCGAGCCTTTGCCCATCCTCCCCGAAATTAGTTATTAAGCGAAACGAACTTTTAAACCAACCAAACCACTAGCTGTAGAAGCTGCGGTTAGGGTAGCGCAAATGTCGAAGTTTGACATAGGATCTGCCTAAAGACCGAGAGCTTTCCAAAGTGGAAGTTCTTGAAGGTCTACCGTATAGTTTCCTGATTCGTTGGTTACGTCTGAATTGGTAAGAGCCGACGCCATTGAAACCGCAGAGCCGAAGAAAGCTGCGCTGATTACTGCGCCACCGTCTGCGGTGTCTTTATACACGCCAATATCAGCGGCAGAACTGGTGACAGCTCCGCATGACAAAAGCACTTGGCTGATGCGCGAGTTTGACGGCACCGAGCAAAGTTTGTATTTAGAACCGATTGAATCCGCAGAACCAGCGGTAATATAACCTTCTGATTCTTGTAGATCCGCTCTAGCATAAGACGCGTCACTCATGATCTGAGGTACCGAGTCTCTGTTTGTGATTTGTTTAGAACTTAGATTAACTACGCTCATGTTATTCTCCTTTTAAATTTTGTTAAAGTGGTGGGCCCCGGTTTCCCGACGCCCACTACCAGTTAGTTACCGATTATCGGCACCAAATTTTTGTCATTTTCTTTTCTTCTAAACGAGTCGCACCGAAAGTTCCCTTACAGTAAGCTTGGAACGGCTCACTTTCGAGATCGTGTCGGATAGAGATAGAAGCAGAGATCGCGCTCCATTCACCGAAGTACATACCACTTTTAACGTACATTGGAATCGCATCTGAAGTACCTGATTGGTCATCGGTACCGTTTAAGAGGCGTTCTGAATGGAGAATGTTCACTCCTAAGAATCGAGAAACTTCGCCTTCAACCAAAACCGGCTTGTCATTGAAGTCGGTAGAGATGATTTGCGCTTCGGCCAAAAGATTGTCCTTTTGCTTGGCTTTAGCAACCAAGTACAAAGCGTCTTGGCTCAAATCAACTTCGTTGGCCATAAGGATACGTTTACCTTCGCGCATTTTCGCAACGGTTAAGCCGGAAATAGTACCGCCTTGTTGAACCGATACGATTTGACCCGCTGGCAAAGTAGTAGAAGTTGCGCCTTGCTCTCCGGTCTTTGCAGTACCGTGGAAAGCCGCGATGATTTCGTCATCTTGCGCGCGACCCATTGCGTACATCGCATTGGTCACATAGATAGACTGAGGATCAACAAGCAAACGAAGCTTGTCGAAGCTATCAAGCAATTGTGGAAGATCGTAGTCTTGAGGGAAAACCCATCGACGATCAAGAACCGCATCGATTCGGTTCATAGGTGAGAACCGGGTGATGATCTTGTTCGCTTGGATTGCTCCGACTTGATCGACTGGTGAAGCTTGTTTACCGACGTGTGAACCGCTCATTACTGATGGTTTTAGACGTTGGCCTTTTTGTTGAACTAGAACTTGAATGTTAGTGCTGAATTGACTAACGAATAATGTAGGAATATTCACTGACATGGGTATGCCCTCCTAGGTAAATGGTTAATTAAAACAAATTTACGAAGGGCTTATCCATTTACGGGGCCTACTTCTAACTACATTGGCCGTAGCTAAGGCTGTCGTTCTTTCCGACTGTCCGAACGGTTCAGGCGGGACTGCCTAAATTATCGTTCTTTTTTGGCTTAGCTTTTGGCTTCACCTGAACTTCGTCTTCGCGGAGGATATGATCCTCAAATCCTTTCGCTCTCTCTAGTGCTTCTGTGTATTCACGACACGTTAAGAAAGCTAATTTCAGACACTCTAATCGAAGTTCACGTCTCTTATCATCCATTATAGACCCCTTCTTAAATCCATGCAATTAGTTTTGTGCTTCCGGGTAAGCCCATTCGTGAAGTTTTCCCATGCGAGCTTTTGCTTCGGCGTCTCCGTTAACGTATCTAGCGACAAATCCTTGATCGGCTCTAAGCATAGCGATCTCTGTTTTGGCCGCATCAGGAGTCATAACATTGCCGCTGAACGAACCGCCTTTTGAACCACCACTAACGAATGAATCTTCGCCCAGTTTTGCCCCGATGCTTTGGAAGAACTTCATCGTCTCTAAAGACCCCGCTGCCTTTTCCATTGCGTCGATCACTTCGGCTTTCACTCCAAAACTCGTGGCCGCTTGTTTGGCTTGCTTCATATTTTGTTCGTAAGCTGCGCCCCACTCGGTCTTTAATTGTTTTTGGCTTTCTTCGCCTTTGATCTGTTCCGCGCGAGTCATCTCCGCCGTCGTGTTCCCCGCATATCCATTCCATTCTTTTGAAAGTGCTTCTGCTTGGGCTTGGGTGAGGTTTGCTTTATGGAAAGCGCCTTTCGCCCAATCCGCGAATTTAGGGTCAGCGCCTTCTGCGGGCAAATCGATTTTATAATCTTTTGCTTCGTTTGGTTTTCCTAACTTCTTAAAAGCTTGATCCCATTTGCCTTCGTCCATTTGGTCATCAAGTTTGATCACTTTGTCTTGGGGCGCTCCTACAAGTTTCTCAAGATTTAAATAACTGTCCGCCATCACTTCCGGGGTGCCGAAAGCTTTTTTCTCGACATAGCCTTTTAATTCAGGCTTGAAACCGTCATACCATTTAGCTTCTACCGGAGGGGGAGCCGCCGCTGAACCGCCCGCTCCTGCGCCTTCACCTTCAAAAAACATTCTTAAATATTTCATATTTATTCCCCCTGTTTATGAGCTACCGACGAATGGAGTTGCCATAGGTCATCGCTGCTAAGTTTAAGATGGTTTTGGATGCGAAGCCAAACTTCGCGTCGTCCCGCCATCATAGATTGTGCTGAATCGTTTGGATGAAAAGTTGAATCGTGCGCACGGCAAAATTTAGCTAAGTCTTCGAGAACGACTACCGCCGCTTGACTCTGTAAATTAAAAACTTGTCTGTAACAAATTTGGCGACGGAAAAGGAATCTCTTTGCCTTATCCCATGCCGCATCTACTGCTTGCCTCATTAACCCGCCTTTTGAGGCCCCGCAACTTTAGCAACCGCAGAAATCGCGGGCGCTGCTTGAACTGCTTGTTGAATTTGGGCCTGTTGAGCCCTAGATTGTCGCGCCTTCATAACGGCGTCAACTGTTTTCATCCAACGAAATGGAACGCCTTGGATTGAAGCCACTTCTGGCATAATCACATCCCAATCGAAGTAATCTAATGGCTCGGGATTTTGGGTAATTTGGACGACTTGAAGGGCCGTTTCAACGGTACGCTGCAAGCCCGATGCTTCTTCCGCGCGTTGCGATCTTGAAAGCGGAGAATCGTATTGAATCTTATATTCGCCCCGAGCTTCTTTCAAAACTGCGGGCATTGGGGGAAGAAGATTCTGCATAGAAAGAACATCTATTTCCCGTTCAATAAGCGGACCTAAATACTCCGATTGCTGCCGACCTACTGTAGGCGCAAGAAGAATACCCTTCTCTCGTGTCCTCTCCAAAACTTCGGTTGCTGTCATTTGAGGGGCTTCTGTCAAAACTTGGAATAGGTTTACTAAGAATGAATCATTGATGAGTTTGCGCTCATCTTCCATTTGTTCTTTGCTCACGCGGTAATCGCCTGTCGGTAATGTGTGAACGAGAGGGCGACCGTCTGCGGTCACGCCGCCGTAGTTTGCGGCACCCGGTTTCAAAGAAAACGAATCAAGAGATCCATCATCGTGAATCAAAAGAACAGGATCAACCATTCGATGACCCGCTTTAAGTGCAGTCTTCTTTTGTTCGTTTAATGTTTTGACGGCGGGGAGTACATCCATAGCTGGACTTCGACCATAAACTTCGCCCAAGCTTTGCTCGTAACGGGAGATAGCATAAGGGAAAGTGTGATAACCACCCTCAGACAATTTCTTCTCTCCTTTGAAGGCGATGTAATAACTTGCATACTTCATCCCTTTAAAATCTTTTCGATTAGGATCGTAATCTTTTTCGCGGGGTTTTACACAGTGAAGGAAATCGTATTCCATCTCTGAGTTCGTAAGCATCGCGCCTAAAATTTCACTTGGTAAATTCTCGCCCCATTTTTGCTTCGCTTGGCGAGCAGTCAGTTTAAATTTACGATAAGCTTTATCCACAACGCCTTGGTGATTCTCGGCAAAATAAATTTCACCCAAATGGATGTTGCGATAACGAAGACCGGGGCCGCCCCAAAGTTCGTCAGTAAACATGCAGCCTGTTCCAAAGCCGCCGAGAGACGTATAATTTTGTTGGTTTTGGGAACTGAAGTTTGCGCGTTCGTTATATCGATACTTAAATAATTTTCGGTTTACGTCCTCAAAGTACATGCGAACGTCACGATTTTTTGCTAGTTCTTCGTTATCAACCATGAGCGAATGCCATGTCTGATTCCTAGGAGTGAGTAATGAATCTAAAATCGCTGCGAATCTTGTTAAAGCTACTTGGGCTGTACTGTCGAAAAGTTGGAAGGTTCGTTTTTCTCCCGGTGATCGAAAGTTACCCTGAAAAGATTGAGAGGCTGACGGTAAGATCCTTTCGGCAATTTCTTGCCAGTGAATCTCCCAAATCCCGCGACTTCCATAGAGAGCGGCAAACTCGCGCAGAATTTCCTGAACTTCGCCTTCGGACTGATTCGCAATTTTATCCATCTAGTTATGTACCTAAGAGAGCGCGTGATGCCGTTGATGCTTGAGAAGTTGGTGCTCCACCTGGGCCCGTAAGCATCGTAGAGGCTTTACCTTGCGCCGCCATTTGCGCTTTTTCGGCAGCGAGTCTCTGTGCTTTAACTTTTGGATCTTCTAGCGGAACAATCGGCGGCGGTGCCGGAGTTGGAGTATCAGGACTTCCCATAGGTAAATCTCCTTTGTATTCTATTTTATCAGCCTAGAACGTCGTAGTCTACATCCTTTGCCATTCTACTTTGGCGTCCATGCCGACTTGCATGTTTATCTTTCCTCGCCACTTTAATGGCGAAGGTACAAGCGAGAGCGTCCGCATTGTCGGGTGAATGTATTCCCCGCTTTTTCATTTCTTCTTTGCTCTCAAGCATAAGCTTGTCCGAGCCGCCCATGAATTTATAGTTAGGGCCAACCAAATCGTCGATGAGATCAGGGGATCCATCAATACAAGCACCGCCCAACCAATCGCGCATATCCGCCCAAATTTCAGTGCGCTTGTTATAATATTCGTCCTTATCGCTCTTGCTACCAAACCAAACTTCATGGCATTTGTATCCCATCTCTCTCAAACGATCAATGATCCCCGTCCCATTACCAGCATCGATAAAAACGGCGTCGGGATTAAATTTATCGATAAGGTGCGCGACTTCATTCGCGACCTTCATGTTATCCGCACCCTTCATTACTGTAGGAGGTAAGACTCTAGCATTTCGGCCCTGTCGCCATCGGATAACGGTAGCATCATCGCCATACCGTGCGGGATCGACGCCCATGCATAACGGTGCGTATGGATCCTCCACAATCTCTCGTTCCACGGCTTTATCGACGATTTCTCGACTGATAAACTGTTTGTCTCCTTGTCTTGGAAACTCCCCTTTAACTTCGACTCTTGCTTCATCGCTGTCTTCTCCATGCTGCAAAATAATATCGTTTAGAACTTTCTTGTCAGTTCCTTCCACGGTCCGCGAATCAATATGACGGCGATTCGGCCAAAACTGTCGGCTTTTGTGGAAACACTCAAAAAAGGGACCTGTATTACGCCGAGGGTTTGAGAAGACGAACCAATAGCGGTCAGGGACAGGGTCGGTGAAGAACCCTTCGCTAACCTTCCAAATAGGAGCCGGTATCCCCGAAGCCTCATCGAAAATAAGAAGAACTCCAGTTTGATTATGAACTCCAGCAAACGCATCGGGATTCTCCTCCGCCCAAAGTTGGGCTTGGCTATAATAATATCCGGTATCGACTTTAATCTGACGCTTAAGCTCCTTGTCCAACCACTCGGCTGGTTTTAGGCTCATAGCATTTTTTTCAAACCAGTGAGAATTTAGTGACAATGTGTGCCATTTTCCCACTTCCGCCCATGTTCTGGACTTCAATTGGATCTCAGTGTTGGCAGTGTTAATCGCTGTCGCTCCGATCCTCGTACTCAAAAACCACAAATTTAACCAAGCCACAAGTGCTGACTTCCCGGTTCCCCGACCACTCGTCGTACAGCTTTTATAAACTTCGGGCACTTGGCCTTGGCGAATGCGGTTTTGCTGAACAGCTATGTGATGAGTGATCTTCTGAAGCTCATCGCGCTGCCAAGCACGCGGCCCTTTGAAGTTTTCAAGCGGCGTCCCGGCCTTTCCCCAAGGGAAAGCGGCCATAACGAACGCTTCCAAATTGTGCTTAATTTTGGGATCCCAAAGATGAATCATCAACTTCGTCTCATCGGCGGGACTATAAGGACTTTTGATTATTCCGCTCACGAAAACATTATCTCACACGCCCAATCGAGAACGAAAATAAATAGGGCCAAGCCTATTATAAAAGGAAGAAAAAATAGAATGTCGTCTATTTTAAACTTATTCATCTTTCGTGTCCTCGATCGGTTTATTCTCCAAACACTGCTTAATTTCATCAATACAGCGGTTTGTTCGTAGGGAATGTTTCTCGTGCGAAAAAATAAAAAAATTTAAAAAAGAAGTGACTACGGCGATTAGTAAGATTGGCCTTATTTGTTCCATATTTAGAACGTATCAAAAAAATTTTAAAAATAAAGAACATTGCCCGCAAAGGTACCGGGGGAATCGCTGGCCGCTTTTTTGGCCGTGGTACACCCGCCGCCGCACCCCCCTCATTTTTAGGGATGGTTTCAGTCGAAAGGGTCGGTTTCATTTTTGGGGTCGAGGTCAATAACAGATTCACAACCTGTTGTATCATCAGTGTTTACTTGTTTAATATCATTAGCTTGTATCTCTATTGTATCTGATGGGTAGCATATAGGTAGCGCACGCGCTGAGGATTCTTTTAGTGCAAGAGTAATATCAACCGTAGTGCTTAGATTAATATCTAACTTATCCCCATACTTAGACGGATTAGACTTGGACGCCGTCCATTTTTTTGCATCTATGATATTTCGAGCAGCGTGAGGGTTTATATCTGATTCAGCAACGTCGATTATATCGCCCGCTAACATATCCGACGCAATTACATGCGCGCGCGCGTACTGTTTTTGTCGTACTGAGTCACGGTCAAGCGCATCGTATAGGGTAGTCGCGGCCATTTTTACTTCTTTTAATGCTTTTCTGAGCGAGATACCCTCACTAATCAATCTTATTACTTCGTCAATTCGTTCGCTGTGATCGCCTTTACTCATTATTTTTACGTTATCAATCTTTTTTTGCTTTTTATACTTGCAATCAATAACGCACTGTGCAATACTGATCGTGTTCGCTAGTGGTTTGAACCCCATTGATAGTGAACGCAACGAATAACGGAGTAATAAAATGAATAAACCGATCAAAATAACCGAAATAGCTATTTCGCCATCATGCAAGCGGCTGATAATACGATCCGACGACAACACCACGATGGCTCTTGATTTTAATAGTTCTGATGAAGCGTTAGGCATACTAAAAAACATGAGGGAGAACATACCTTATCGGTTTGATATTCGAGACGTATCCACAGGCTATATCGTTTCGAGTAAACACAAGAGCGGGGCAGTGCAATCGTGAATAAGCTCATTAACGTATTTTATATTTTGGTCATTTTTGGGTCGTCTTATATGTTTTACCAAAGGTTGTGAGCACGATGTTAGCAGGTGAAAAATGAAGGACGCCATAGATATCAAAAATGAATGTTATTCAATCCTGCTCGCCGCGCAAGCGGCGGGCAAGATGCCAAAGGATGCAGTAATCAAAAACTGGCTCAAGGGTGGAGGGATCATACGCTATAAAAGAAGCGAGGACATGATCTCAATATGCGTGACTGATATGATGACCACTGGCTATGAGCGCAGGCGTGAGATTCAGTCGATCGCCTATAAGCTATTGAAAGGGATCATTGACCAAAACAGGCATGTAAAGATATTCGTAGACTGATTTGACCAAAACCCGCGCTCACTCCGGGCGTTTGGTTTTGCGCGGTAACGGTTCAACCTGCTAATAGCGGTTACCGTGATTGTCGAAAATAGGGCCAATCTCATTAGCGAGATTGGTCTTTTTTCGTCTTTGATTAAGTTGATGACTCAACTTAACACGTTTAAAATATTCGTCAATACGCCTAATAAAGGTAACCGCGACAAAATAGGGCCAATCCATATTACTCATGGGTTGGCCTTTTTTCATTTTCGGAACGTTTGGCGATCCATAGTAGGAGAATAAGGCCAATCAACCAAGCAACACGGGCAAAATAAGGCCAATCTCAATATGGCCAATCAATGTCGTTTTTCTGGTTTCAATCGATTTTACCATTTACCTTGTCACGCTGCCACACTTCAATAACAAAATTCTTCAATATTAATATATACTTATTGTCTGTGACAACTGTTACACTCTAATAATAATAATAATATTATATATATGTATATTGTATATAAGCATATCTGCCGCCAATCCCTGTGAGCTGACCACTCTAAAAAAACCTAGCACAATTGTCACACGCTTGTTTTCATTGGGTTATTCGCTTATAGCCCTTTTTTTGCCTATCACACCCTATTTTGTGGTACTAAAGGCGCATGAATAATCACGTCATTATGGTAGGCCACAAATTTGTTCGCAGATTAGTATTACTAGATAACTGCACCGAAAAGGTAGAACTGACCAAGGACATTAAAAAGGCTAAAAAGTTTACCCAAGCCATAGCAGTCCAAAATATCCCTTTTACGATCAAGGCGTATTCTAGGCATTCCGGTGAGCCTGTTCGGATCGTAGTAAAGAACTATTTAGATTGCATATAATCTCAATTTTGTGGTTTCTTAACATTAGTGAAACAACCAAATCCCTTGATTCTTGGAGTTGATCCCGGATTCAAAGGCGGCATCGCGATTTACGATCTCAAGCTTGAAATGATTATTGCAGTCGCCGCAATGCCCTTAACCAAAATGGGCAATGGCGATAAGGATTGGATCAATGGCGAAGCTTTGGCCGATCTCATTGAACCTTATGCCCTCGATCTTGAGTACGCTGTAATCGAACAGCCAAGCGCAATGCCCGGCCAAGGAGTGACTGGCATGTTTCGGTTTGGTTACACTTGCGGAATCATCCACGGCGTTGTGGCTGCGTTTAATTGCCCCATAGCGTTCGTTAAGCCAAGCGTTTGGAAATGCGCGCTCAATCTTGATAGAGATAAGAATAAGGCCAGAGAATTTGCTTCACTAAAATTCCCTTATATGGCAAGTCATTGGAAACGAGCTAAAGATGACGGATTAGCGGAAGCCGCAATCTTGGCATGGTTTGGCGCAACGAAACTAAAATAAGGCCAATCTATATGAAAACACTCCAAGAACAGGTTGAGGCCGCGGCCTATGTGCAAGCATATAATGGTCCGAACCTAATTAGGGCCATTATAAACAGACGTGGCGATGTAAGATCAGAATTTACAGGGAGAAGTTTAGCTAAAAATAAAAATAAAGGCTATATACAGGTTTCATCACAAAGGAAAACATATTTTCTACATCGTTTGTTGTTATCAACATTTAAGCCTCTTGATGATTACGACAACATGACTGTAGACCACATTGACGGAAATAAAACAAACAACTCGTTAGATAATCTCCAATGGTTAACGTGGGAGCAAAACGTATCTAAAGCACACAAACAATTTAAATTTTCACACGGTGAGAAAAATTATTCCGCTACGATGACCAATAAAACCGCTGCCAAAGTATTAAAGCGCAATCAAGAGCTAAAAGCTAATGGAGTAAAACACAGGAGAAAGAAGCTGTGTGATGAGTTTGGAATATCGCTTCATGTATTGAAGCATTTAATCAGAGGAAAGACATTTAAGATGGTGCCACGTGAATGATTTAGAAAAAGAAATTAAACGACTCGATGGCGCGTTGGCTGAGGCGAATAAGCGTATTGAGGAATTGGAAGATCAGTGTGTAGAAATACAGCTAAATGAATATGGCCGAGCAGTTATAGAAAATCACGAAATTATTCAAAAACAATATGCAGACATTAAGCGCCTCGAATCCCAACTGGCTGATGCGAATAAGCGGATTGAGGAATTGGAAATGGCTCTAAAGTGTTGGGTCGCTCAACGAGACAAAGACATTTGGATGCTAGACAAAGCGCAATCAGACAACCTCAAATTAAGGGAAGCGATGGAGTATATGAGAAACACACTAGAAAGTCTGTCGCATTTTGATTTAGAAATTGGCGCAGGAATAGAGAAAAGCCGCGACTGCCTAGCCTCTTTGGATCAAAGCCGAGGGAATGAAAAATGAAAGAAGGCTGGAGCGCGGAACGTCGCAAGAGAATAAGAAAAAACAAAGGCATAGACAATATACTACTTGATGACGACTACCGTAATCTAATTCTTATAGTTTCGGGTAATATTGAAAAAGCACGACATGAAAACTGCCTCACTCAAGAACAAATGATTGCCCTGGGTTTTGAGCGTAGATTTTATCAAAGACTAGAATCTGGAAAGTACGCCATGAGCCTAATAACCTTATATCGAATTTCAATAGCACTAAGAAAACCAATTCAGTCTTTCTTTGTGGAGTGTAAAACGAAAGACTTTAAAATAATCCATGAGATTCCAGTGGAAGCTTCAATGTCTGTTTTGAATCAATTAAACCCAAGGAATTTTTTGAAATGAACCCCAGTAACCAACATGCAAGGGAAGGGCGAGTAGATGAGTGAACATAGCTATAAAAGCGAAATAAAATGCCCATATTGTGATCACGAACAAAGTGACCCATACGAATACAATTTGAGAGATGGAGATTGCGAATCAATTCAATGTGGCTCATGTGAAAAACATTTTGATGTTAAATGCTCGATTAGTGTTAAATACAGCACGGTCGGTGATTGTGAATCAAATAAAGAATTACCACACGAACTTGATGACCACTCTTTCGATCATAGCGGTAAAAAGGTTGAGGTTTATAAATGTAAAAAGTGTTTCAATGAATATTATGTGTGCTTCCAAAAGTTGAAAGATACCCGTTTTGAAACACTATAAGTGAATAAACCAAGTTTACATAATATGCCTTATCAGACCAAATCAATCGGCTTAAACTAAAATAATGGACAAAGTTCCTTTTCCTCATTACGTTTTTGTTAAATAAGGCCAATCAATACGATCTATAAACTTATTGAAATTGTTGGTTGAGGTCACAATGGTGTGATCAAAACTCGTATGGGTTGGTCTTGTTACAAATTTATGGGACTAGAACTAATCGAAATCATTTGTTGTGATGAGGAAAAGGCGCACCGAGGCGCGCTTTGGAACCGTCGCAATAATCTTAAACAAGAGATTCAAAAGACGTTTTTAGGCGGCGTTCTCAATATCGATCGTCGTTTGGGGATACCCGATGGCTTTATCGTAACACCCCCGAAGGGGACGAGTATAGATTCCCTTCGACATAAACACCAAAAGCTTTACAATAAGCTTAAGGAAATGGGGGTTGTACACTTTTGAATGAGCCGGAATATCCGACGCCCGCTGAAAATAGGCGCATCTTGATTGAGCATTATTTAGAAGAAATAGAAATCCACATGCCGCGTGATGATTACATGCGGGGATTCTTTGACCGCGTTTATGATAAGCACTTCAATGCGGAGGTCGTGACGTTTAAAGAATTTGAGTTGTTGCGAAAACTTTACGAGAAATATACAGAGTACTAATGGAACACACTTCAAATTGCATCATCTTCGTTTGTACCTGTCCAAAACCAAAGGGAGTTAAGAATGGGTAGCGCAAAAGGCCATGCTAAGAAAATGATGAGAAAAATGACCACTCTTTTGGAACCGCAGCTAAGCGAAATGGAATCCGTGAAGAAGAAAACACCAATCTTTGAGCCCGGACATTTCTTGGCTAATAGGCATACAAGGCGCAAAGCTGCAAAGACCGGACTTAAACTCACCAAAATCAAATACGAAGAGGATGAAAAATGACAAAAGAACGCGCGATAGCAAGCATGGTTGTGCATGGTTTTCACATTACTTGGACACATTCAGGAACCGCGAAAGTTCTTTCGTACTCAGAAGGCGCGATTAGAAACGAAGCGGGAACCGCAGTCAATTTGTCTGATCTCGGATCAAACGATACTTATGCCGAATATACCGTCCCACCGCCAATCTTTTTAAATGGAACGTGCCATTGGGCTAAAAACAACGCCGACCAAATGGTTTGTACGATCACGACTATTTCGGGGGACAGTACGGTTTTGGAGCTATTTAATGGCAAAAATACTTCAATCGCAATCACGAAGATTTAACCGATGGAACTATTTCCTTACCAAGTTGAAGGAAGTGAGTTCTTGGCTAAGCGATCGTATGCTTTACTTGCGGATTCAATGGGGCTTGGCAAGACTGCCCAAGCAATTGCAGCCGCAGATAAGATCGGTGCAAAAACGATTCTCGTTATCTGCCCCGCAATCGCTCGCGTTAATTGGGCTCGCGAATTTAAGCAATGGTCAAAAGATTCTCGCGAATTTAGAATCCTACTCAAATTTACAGATAAGCCGGAACCAGGCATTAATACTGAAAGTTTTATTTGCTCCTACGAATACGCCGCCGATCACTTTCAACGACTTAAATTAGATTTTGATTTAGTCATTTGCGACGAATCCCATTACTTAAAATCAACCACATCAAATAGGGCCAAGGCTATTCTCGGTACAGGCGGAATCATTCATCATTGCAAACGAATGTGGTTCATCTCAGGCACTCCATCTCCTAATAACCCTGCCGAAATGTGGCCAATCTTATACGCTACCGCCCGCACGAAATTAAGTTACGATAGCTTTGTTGACGAGTTTTGCGAACATTATACGTTTAAAGATCACCAAGTAATTAAGGGCGCAAAGTCGCGAGCGATTCCGAAGTTCCAAGAATTACTACACGGATTCATGATCAGGCGTTTAACTGAAAATGTATTGCCCGATCTGCCTGAAATTTTCATTAAAGAAGTGACGGTTGAAGCGTCCGAAGTAAATTTAGAAGACACAGGATTTTTTCAATTCACGCGCTCGGCTGAAAAGATGGCCGAATTTGAGAGTATTTTGGCCGATGAACGCTCAATCGCGGAGAAAGCAATCGATAAGCTCGAATCCATTTATGATTCGGTCGCGACCTTACGGCGTTACACAGGCATTCTTAAAATTGAAAATACGGCCAAGTTATTGGAGGAGGAACTCGATGCGAATTTATATCAAAAAGTTGTGGTCTTTGCACATCACCGTGATGTCGTTGAAGGAATACGACATGCTCTCCGGAAGTTTAATCCGGTCACTGTCTATGGAGGTACTCCACCTGAAAAGCGGCAGAAAAATATTGATAAGTTCCAAAACAACCCGCGATGCAGGGTTTTTATTGGCAACATTGCCGCCGCAGGAACAGGAATCACTCTTACGGCGTCATCTCAGTTAGTGATGCTTGAGCAATCTTGGGTACCCGGCGACAATGCTCAGGCAATAAAACGGTGTAATCGTATTGGATCAAAAGAGCCTCTAAATGTGCGTATTGTTTCGCTTCCAGATTCATTAGACCAAAAGATTGTAAGTACCCTAAAACGTAAAACAGCCGATCTCGTAAAAATTTTTGATCAACCAGAAGAATTGATCTTGCCAGACCCGTGGTTGTGAGGTTATTCGATTATCACAACGTCTGTACAACAAATTATCAACGGGGGATCAATGATAAACATACACATTCAAGCTCAAACACCTATGGAATTAACGGCAAAATTAGCGGAACTCGCTAACCATTTCAGCTCAATGCGTCCGGTACCGACAGTAGACGCCCGCCGAGAAGAACTTCCATTACCTAAAATTAAAAATAAAAAAGTAGCGAAAGTTACTACAAGCGCGACTGAAGACGTGGTCGTGAATGAAGAAAAATCTGTGATCGATGTTGCTGAAGTAAAGGCCGCGACTGTTTCAAATATTACGATCGATGATTGTAAGACCGCGATGCAAACACTTATGGAAACCGACGGCAAGGGCATCGATGCCGTTCGCAAAGTGATCGCATCTTTTGGGGTAGAGAAAATTTCTGATGTGAAGGAAGCACTCTATTCTGATTTCATTGTAGCTTGCGCTAAAGAAGCGAAAGTCTAACAAGATGGAAACCACAAATTTACCGACTCACTCAGAGATCGGCGCGTCGTCTATGGAGCGTTGGTCGGCATGTCCGGCGTCTGTTCGTTTATCGCGAGGGATGCCAAACAAAACATCAGAGTATGCAGAAGAAGGCACGCTTGCGCATAAATATGCAAGCGAATGGCTAGAAGGCACTTTACCGCCTGAAAACATCGATCCTGAAATGTTTGAAGCGATCAAAATTTACGTCGAATATTGCCAAATGCTCATTCGTAATTGTGAAGGTGTCGTAAACAAAATGCTGATCGAGCACAAGTTTGACCTTTCAAAACTTTATCCCGGTCTTTTTGGTACTGCGGACTGTGTGATCTATGACGGCGGCAAGAAAAAGCTTTACGTCATCGATTACAAAAACGGAAAAGGCATTCCTGTTTCTCCATATCGTAATCCGCAATTAATGTACTACGGGCTCGGAGCACTCTTGTCGCTAAATTTAGCGTGTAAAGAAGTCGAACTCGTAATCGTTCAGCCGCGCTTTGATTCATTAAACGCGATTAAAACGTGGTGTTTGCCAGCTTTAGATTTGGTCGATTTCTCGGCTGATTTGGTGAATTATGCAAAAGCGACCCAACAATTAGACGCACCAACAAATCCGGGCGATCATTGCCATTGGTGCGCAGCTAAAAGTGTGTGTCCCGCTTTAAGTAAAGCTGCAAACGAAGTGGCGAAACAACAGTTTCAACATGAACCTATGACGGGTTTAAGTTCCCTTGAACTCTCTAATGCCCTTGATAAGATCCCGGTTGTTGAAGCGTGGATCAAGGGCATTAGAGAGATTGCTTACGAACGAGCATCTCAAGGCAAAGACGTTCCAAAATATAAGCTCGTACCTAAGCGAGGTATACGCCGTTGGAATGATCCCCACATTGCCGAAAGCTTTCTAAAAACAAAATTAAGCGCAAATATTGTGCGAGATTTGTTTACTGACCCAGAATTAAAGTCACCCGCCCAAGTGGAAAAGATCATCGGCAAAGCAAATGCTTTTATGCTCGATGATTTGGTTTCCAAAGTATCAAGCGGCGAGACTTTGGTTCGCGAGGACGATGACCGTCCCGCAATTTCTAAAGACGCAAAGAGCGATTTCAAAAATTTGGCATAACTCCTAGTTGTGGGAGAATTGCTCTATAGGCGCGGGCGAGGAGGTTGATCCCATCTTTGCTCGCGCTTCTAAAACGTAAAACGCGGGATCACGAGGAGAACAAAATGGCCATTAATACACCTAAATTTCGGGCGTCATATCCGAATTTATTCAAATCAAAAAAGAACGATCTAAACGGAAAGGATGAATACAGTGTTGTTGCATTATTCCCTAAAGGGACGGATTTATCTGCGCTTAAAAAAGTTTGTGAAGAAGCTATTAAAGCTAAGTGGGGCAATGAACCAAAGAAGTGGCCACCAAATCTTAAAACCCCGTTCCGCAACCAAAGCGAGAAAGCGAAAACCGATGAAGTCACAGGACAAACATTCCTTCCACCCGGACATGAAGAAGGCGGAATCTTTATCAACCTTAAAAGCGCGCAAAAACCGCAAATTGTCAAAAGAAACCCGAACGGCGATCTTGAAGACATTATCGACACATCCGAAATCTACGCAGGATGCTATTTGGTCGCGAGTGTTAATGCGTTCGCCTACGATCAGAAGGGCAACAAAGGCGTCTCTTTAGGATTAAATAATATTATGAAAGTTGGGGATGGGGACCAGATTTCAGGCAAAGCGAATGCAATGTCTGATTTCAGTTCAGTGGCAGTAGATAGCGATGCTTCGGCGTTATTTAAATAAGGCCAATGTAATGACCAAGACACGAGACACCGTTTATATCGACTTCGAGACAAAGAGTGCGTGCGATCTGAAGGCTTGCGGGTCTGACGTTTACGCTCGTCACTCGACTACAGAGGTTTTGTGTCTTGGTTATGCTTTTAACGACGAACCCGTACAAATGTGGAAATTTGGCGATCCTGCCCCATTTGATTTATTATTCGCCATTGAGGAAGGTTGCGATGTTGTCGGGCACAATATTGGGGGATTTGAAGTCCCCGTTTGGTTCCACGTTTGCCATTTAAAATATGGTTGGCCAAAATTAAAAATAGAACAGTGCTACGATACGATGATCTATGCCTATGCGATGGGCATTCCCGGTTCGCTCGATAAGAGTTCATCGGCAGTCGGATTGTCCCACACTAAAGATTTGGCGGGGGGTAGAGTTATGCTCCAACTTTCTCAGCCCCGAACAAAGAGCCCCCTCACTTGGTACGAACGATCTGAATACCCCGACAAGTTTAGAAAAATGTACGATTACTGCGCCGTCGACGTTGAAGTTGAGCGCGCCCTTTATAAAACTTTAAAACCAATCTCAACCAAAGAACGTGCCCTTTGGATTGTAGACCATTACATTAATCAGCGCGGAATCAAGGTTGATGTAGAGAAGGCAAAAGCTGCGCTTGAGATCGTGACGTTTGAACAAAAAAGATTACGCTCAGAACTCCAACAAGTGACTGCAAACGGGGTGAGCACTTATAATGCCCACCAACAATTTAAAGAATGGCTAAAAACCCGGAGAATTGAGGCAGATTCTATCGATAAAGCTGCCGTAACAAATTTATTACGCTCAGACATTCCAAACGACGTTAGGCGGGCGCTTGAGATCAGACAAGAAGCGGCCAAAAGTTCTACCGCAAAATATGAGGCCATGATCAACGGCGCTTGTGATGACGGTCGCGTTCGGAATTGTTTTCAGTTTACCGCAGCACACACGCGGCGTTGGGCGGGGAGAAGATTGCAGTTACAAAATTTTCCTCGCCCCACCATGAAGCATGAACAGATTGAAAAAGTGGTTGAGCAATTAGGAAAACCACACGCTCGCGATTACATGGAGATTGTGTACGGATCCCCGATGACCGTCCTTTCTGATTGTCTGCGCTCAATGATCATTGCAAAAGATGGATGCGAATTAATGTGCGCAGACTTTTCGGCCATTGAAGCGCGGGGTTTGGCGTGGCTTTCAGGCCAAGAATCGATCTTAGAAATATTTAGAGGGAATGGGAAAATTTATGAACATGCAGCGAGCGGAATTTATAGAATCCCCATTGCGGACGTTAATAAAGCTCAAAGACAAATTGGAAAAGTCGCCGTTTTGGCACTTGGTTACGGTGGAGGAAAAGGCGCTTTTCAACAAATGGCGAAAGGATATGGAGTTGTTGTTAGTGACGAAGAAGCCGAAGAAATTAAAAACAAATGGCGCGCGGCGAACCCGCAAATCGTTAAGTATTGGTACGCGCTCGAAGAAGCCGCGATCAGCGCGGTCGAGTTCCCCGGTACGCAGTCGGAAGCCGGTCCAAAAGGGCGCGAAGTAAAGTTTGTGGTCGAGGGGTCTTTCTTATGGTGTTTGTTGCCATCGGGCGGAATCCTTTGCTACCCTTATCCTAACATCGAAGAAATTGAAACGCCGTGGGGCTCAAAGAAAATGGGCCTAACCTACATGACTGAAAACTCAGTTACGAGGGTTTGGGAACGCGCCAAACATTATGGGGGTTCGCTTTCTGAGAACATTACACAAAGTTTGTGTAGGGATATATTAGCAGAAGCCATCATGCGCTTCGAGGAACGGGGCTTTCCCGTTGTCATGCACGCCCATGACGAAATCGTCTGCGAAGTCGAAACCGGCAAAACGTCATTACAAGAATTTGAAAAGATTATGAGTGAAGTCCCTTCATGGGCGAAGGGCTTTCCGATTGATGCCGAAGGATGGCAAGGCAAGAGATATAGAAAATGATTGGGGATCAACATGAGTTTACTTAAAAAGGCTTTGGCCTTAGCAGAACAAGGCTTTCACGTCTTTCCATTACAACCAAATTCAAAACTCCCCGCTATTTTTGATTTTCCAGAAGTGGCGACGCGTAATCCTGACAAGATTAGGTCTTTTTGGGTCGACCCTGTTATGGAAATCGAACAACCTTATAATATTGGAATATCAACTTCGTGCTTTGGCGATGACAAACATTTAATCGTGGTAGACGTGGACAATAAGGCCAAGAAAAAAGGCTCACAATCAATCGTAGAATTAGAATTAAAGGGCATTCTTTTCCCTAAAACACGCACTCAAAAAACGCCCACAGGTGGATACCATTATATTTATTGGACGGATAAACCCGCTAAAAACAGTGTTTCATTCATAGGCGATGGGTTAGATATTCGCGCCCAAGGTGGATACATCGTAGGCGCGGGCTCAATCATAGAAGGAAAGGAATACACAAGCGATGAAGAACAATTCCAAGAAGCGGAAGAATGGCTCAAAACTCATTGCGCCGAAGGCGTCAAACACGAGAAAAAAGAAGCCCCAAAAACTATTAATCGCGATCGTGCAATCGCGTCAGTCACCCACTATTTTCTTCACGAAGCCCCGCCTGCGATTGAAGGAGAAGGCGGGAATAACACTACCTTTCTCGTTATGGCAAATGCTAAGGATCGCGGCGTATCTCAGATTGATTGCATGGAACTTGCGCTTGAGCATTACAACCCTCGTTGCCTACCCCCTTGGTCTATGTCGGAGCTTGGCACTATTATTACGAGTGCTTATCGAAGTAGCAAAAGCGCAGTGGGGTCGAACACCGCTGAAGCGGATTTCAAAGACATTGAAACAGAAATCGAAGAAGAAGAAAAAGACGAAATCGACATTCTCAACGAAACATTTGCCTTCGTTACTGCGGGAGGCGGGCATCATATCCTCAGAGAGGGGCTAGATTCTAGCGGGCATTTCAAACTAGAACACATGAACGAACAGTCATTTCATAAAATGAAGGCGTCTTTCATGATGATTCACAATGATAAACCTAAAGCCGCCACTCAAGTTTGGATGGCAAGTGCGCGCAGGCGTTCTTATGATGGGATTTGTTTTAAGCCCGGGCAAGAAACACCAACGGGATTTTACAACTTATGGAGAGGTTTTGCGTATGATCCGTTACCAAAAGATGAAAAGCCTACGAAGGTCATGCAAGACGCCCTTAAAGCGTTTTCGGATCATGCACTTGAGAATGTCTGCAAAGGGGATGTCAGTTCATTTGAATGGCTTATGAATTATTTCGCCCATCTTATCCAAAAGCCGTGGGAATTGCCGTTAGTAGCACTCGTTTTTTGGGGTGAAAAAGGGGTTGGTAAGAATGCACTGGTTGAACGTATTGGGGCTTTGCTTGGCAGCCATTTCTTTCTTACTTCTGATAAACGCTATCTCGTTGGTAATTTTAACGGGCATTTTGAAAATAATCTTATGTGCGTTCTCGACGAAGCCTTTTGGAGCGGAGACAAACAATCTGAAGGCGTACTCAAAGGATTAATCACCGGCACTCGCCACGCGATTGAACATAAAGGGAAAGAAAGTTATACGGTTGAAAATTGTACTCGTACCGTAATTATAGGTAATGAGAAATGGTTGATCCCGGCTAGTAACGACGAACGACGCTTCGCCGTTTTTGAAGTGGGAAACGGGAAGAAACAGAATTTAGATTTCTTTCAAAAAATGCGCGAAAACATGGAGGCGGGCGGATACCAATATTTGCTTCGTTATCTTTTGGATCGTGATATTTCAAACTTCAAAGTAAGCCGCGCCCCAAATACTGAAGGGCTTTATGAACAAAAAATGAACAGTCTGACCCCGATTCAGCAATGGTGGGTTCACTGTTTGCAGGAACAAAATATCTATAAATTAGGTCACCAAGAAGGATGGCCGGTAGAAATACCAAGAAGCACAATTCAAAGCTCAATAAGGCAGTACTACAAAGACCGGGCAATTCACTCTCGCGTTCCGACCGATTCCGCTATTGGCAAAGAACTTCGTGAACTTATTCCGGGGCTTAAAGATGTCACTCATCGTAAAGATAAAGTGAACTTCATTCGCCACTACAAATTACCGCTTCTAGTTGAGGCTAGAATGGATTGGGATACATACATCGGGTACCGATCCGATTGGGCTTGATACCCACAACCTTCTATGGTACGGTGCGTTTATGAAAGTCACTTGGGATACTAATGTTCGCGGGCTTCACACAAGGCACTTCGATTCAAAATCGGTTTATATGCTGTATTACCGCACGCGGGATAATGTTCAGCGCAGGCCAAAGATCGGCGAGGTAGGCAAAATCAGCCTAGCTGAAGCCCGTAAACGCTGCCGGATGCTACTAGAACGCGTGGCTCTTGGGGAAGACCCAAAGGGTGAATGGGATGTAAAACGGGCTGAAATCACCGTTGATGCTCTTTTTGACAAGGTTTGGATCGAGCATTGGGGTAAGAAACAGTTTAAAGAGTCGGGTTGGAGCCGGGAAGTAGCCGGTAATTGGTTACGAAACATAAAGAAGCCTTTCGGACGTCGGAAACTTTCGGCAATTTCCCAAAAGGAAATTCGCGGTTGGCATAAATCTTACGAGGACAACGTCTACGCCGGAAATCGTTCTTTAGAGATTCTTTCTAAAATGTTTAATTATGCTATTGAAGACGGGATTTTATCTCGCGGACAAAACCCGTGTATTGGGGTAAAAACTTTTAAAGAACGAAAGCGCAAACGATATGCAACCAAAGAAGAACTCACAAAGATTTTATCCATCCTCAATCGCGAAGCACAAGGAAAGCCTCAGGCAGTCGCTTTTATATATTTGCTCATATTCACAGGAGCTAGACCAAGAAGCATAGAACGTGCGACTCACGATTGCCTCGTTAGAGTTCGAGCGGGCGATCGTGAATATGGCGTCCTCACTTTCAAAGGAAAAAGCACAGCCTCAACCGGAGAAGAAGAACAAGTTATCCTACCAAGCCAAGCTTTATCAATCCTCGACAAGGTTGAAATTAGTGCCGATAAGACCCTTACGGGAATCAAATTTCCGCGTGATTTTTGGCAGGCTATTAGAAAAGAGGCGGGGTGCAACGATCTTTGGGCAAGAGACTTCAGACGCACCTTCGCCACAATCGGACTAAGCCACGGCCAAGATGTTGGGGTTATATCCGAAATTCTTAATCATAAAAGTACACAAACGACAAAGATTTACGCCAAGCTCATGCAAGACTCGAAGTTTCGAGCGGTAGATTCTATCGCTGATTGTATCCAAACCATGATCGGGGCTAAAAATGACCCTAGAGCGAATAAACTTACTCCAGTTACTAAGAAATAAAAAATACTTTGCCGATGGCGATGAATTTGCTGCGGCAATGATAAGAGAGGAAACGGTTCGTGAAATCGTGACAGCGATGAAAGAATCGTTTCCTCAATCTCAAATCCCTATGTGGGTTGAATCTAAATTCTCGGACTACAGCTTTCATAGATACTGTTCATCCCGTAAGGAACAGAAGTCTCTTTCACCTGATAATGAGTGAAACCAAGCTTATGCGCCCATTCATGCACAAGTAGATCCCCAAAATCATAAGCAGTGTAAATAAAATAAGAATTTGCGTAAACCTTCCCCGGTTCATTGTCATTTTCATACCCCATTGTTTTGGAGAAATGGTTTTGGGCGTAAGACCCGTAAAAAACTTCCACGTCCAAAGTGAGCACTTCTTTGATCATCAATGCCCAAATATCAGCGGGCTTTAATCCATTCGTCTCTGTGAAGTGAGAATCTAATAGGGCCAATCTAAAACAGTCGGATGCGAGCATTTTGTTTGCAAGCTTCCCTCCGTTTTGAATCACGTCAATTACCAAACCGCCCGAGTTAATGTTTCCTAAATTGATAACGGGCACACTACCGGGAGAAGTACTTGGCGTCGGACTTCCGGGCGGATTGATGGACACATCAGGTAGTATTTTTGAAGTAGTACACCCGTTAATTAAGATTAGGACTAACGCCAAATACACTTTTAAATTTTTCATCATGCCTCCACGTTCAGGTTAAATTCATCACAGTCTTTTTGTAGGATCATAAACTTATTGAAAGCTTTCCCGCTATCCATGATCATTCTACCAATCCCATTACTTTTATATCCCAAGCCCATTCCAAGCAGAATACACCCGTCAGAGTTTTCATTGTAATTTCCAACGTGAAATAAAATCCCTGTGTGTCCGGGAACGTCCATTACTTCAAACGCTTCAAAGTCCACTAGATCATGAAGTCTATGAATACCCCTTTTACAGATATACTCACCCGGCGGAAGTTTAGGGATGTTTGAATAGGAGTGTTCTAAGGTCACGAACAAGAAATTAAATTTCTCGTCCGATATAAAACCAAATATCCCATCCTCACGAAAGTCCGTTCTCGTAAGGTTGATATTCATTGCGGTCTTTTCCTAACGCCGCAATCAAACCCCATTTGGTTGAATTTTTTAATGTCCTCATCTTTGGAGAAGTCAAAATCATGTTCCAAGCGTTCGCGCGAACGGAGATGGAACAAACCATAAGTTTCATACCAACGAAACTCAGTCACAGCGCACGCAGCCCCCGGTAACTTAACTACTCGGAGTTGACGGTCCGTTAATTGTGGCAAGAAATAGCTGGCCAATGTCGCGCAATTCACGATCAAGCTCAGCAAGCCTAGCGTCGTCACGATTTTCACCTTTTGCAAATTCTGCATCCCATGCCCTCCTATAGTCCAAAATGCGATTTTTGATACGAGTAGCCTCATCAGGCGTAATTTTATTAATTAAGGTAAGAGAGCCTTCGATGATTTGTAAAATAAGCTCGGCCATATTTCTCCTTTAAATCGGGGCAGTGGGGTCGACCGGATCATGTCGGGTGCGTCCACTGCCCCTCTCCGTCCTTGGATTAACTAATTGAAATTTCTTTTTTCGTGATTAAACGAAGAACGATATTTATAGCGGAGAATCCGAACATGAAGATTTCAGGGTGTGCTGAAACGTAAGTCCCAACAACCGGGATGAAAGCGAAGATCGCCATCAATAAATTGATCCACAATGTTTTCGATAAAAATGGGCTTTTGCTATCCATAGTACCTACCTTAACTGTTTGGGTTCATTCTGCCTTCCATACGCGCCAAACTTTCGCGAATGGAGGTTAGTTGGCTGACTATTTTCTCATCTAAGGCATCATGTTTTTCGATGATGCCTTCGACTTTCTTCCAAAGAATTTTTCGATCTTCTTCGAGTGAGTTAAGTTTTGCTTTTAGAGTGGCGTGAGACATAACACCAAAAATCGCGGCTAATATTAAAGCTACTAAATCTAAGTGAATGTCAGGCATTACCCGCTCCTTTTTAGTTATAAAATTCTTCTACTATTATATATCCATCCGCGCCGTCACCGCCAAACGCGCCTACATTGGAAGCTCCGGAACCACCGCTACCCCCGTTAGCAAGACCACTAATCCCCGGTTGGGT